GCTATATCATTGCTATTAGATGGCGTGGTCGTAATCGTACCCGTTGTCATTGCAACGCTAGTGGCCGATGCTGCACCTAATGTTGGTGTAACAAGCGTTGGCGAAGTTGCCAGCACAATGCTTCCAGAACCAGTTACCGCTTGCCCCAAAGCAGTTTGAACACCAGTTCCAAGAGACGTAATGCCCGTTCCACCATAAGCAGTGGCAATAGTTGAACCTTGCCAAATACCAGTTCCAATAGTTCCTACGCTTGTCAAAGACGAAGAAACTACGGTCGAATTAAGCGTTGTGCCAGATAATGTACCAGCTGGAGCAATAACTGCCGCTGTGGAGGCAATAGTTAATTGACCTTGAGCGTTAACCGTAAAAGTAGGAATTGCTGTAGATGAACCATAAGATGCCGCTGTAACACCCGTGTTGTCAATGCTGATTGTCCCAGAATTGGTTATTGGTCCGCCTGTTAGCCCCGTTCCAGTGTTGACTTGCGTAACCGTACCGCCAGCGGCACTTGGAGTAAGACCAATGGTTGCAATGCGTCCTTGCTGGTCAACCGTGATGACTGGGATAAAAGAAGCCGATCCGTAAGTACCCGGGGTTACAGATTGATTGGGCATCGAGATGGTTGGATTACCATTTATCCCATTTCCATCAGAAACAGTTAGTCCATTACCAGCTGCAATTGACCGGGTGACATATGATCCGCCCGTTTGATTGACCATTATGCCTGATGTACCGAGTCCAGCAAGGCCAGTTAGGTTATTGCTTAATGGCTGAGCATCAGTGATGCCATACCCGGCCAATGTGGTTGGTTTACCCGTAACTCCGCTAAATGGAACCGAAAATGTGGTTGAAGATGCAGCAGTAATTTGACCTTGTGAATTAATCGTAAAAATTGGAACCTGAGTCGAAGACCCATAAGTTCCAGAGCTTACGCCAGTATTTCCAATAGCAAGCGTAACATTTGACGAAAGATTTCCGCCGCCTGTTAATCCCGTTCCAGCGATAATTTGCGTTGTGTTGGGAGTAGCAACGGCGCCCACAAAAGCAGAAATAGTTGTGCGATAGGTTGTGCCATTTTGCACGATAAGTGCAAGATCAGCCCCTTGAGGGGACGTCGGAGGCGTTGGAAGCCCGGAAATGGAAATGGGTACAAGATTTGAAGGTACGGTCATGGCAATATGTAATCTTCGTTATTCTGTGTGACGATGAAATTATTGTCGTCTTCCGTAACCAACCCTTTCGGCGAAGTACCAATCGGAACATCTGGACGAACAAACGGAAGGGTAATCCGTTCAGGTTGCCGAGCTGGTAAACGATAGGGATCGAGTTGGTCCCTATCCTCTGAGCATACACGAAGTCCCGGAGAATTCATATCCGGCCAAAGGTCTTCAATTGACATTTTTCTCCGGCAGCGGTCACAAATCCCAATTCCGAGTGTACCTCTACCAGTTGTATCGAGCCAAATGGCCATGCTTACCTCGTATACATCGAGATATTTGGAGCCATCATAAATGGCGAATTGTCTCTTTCTTCCATAAACGCCAAGCCCATAGCTTCGGCAGCGCGAGGGGCAATGCGGTCAGCCATACCAATATCAACCTCTTTAAGCTCAAAGCAAAGACGGCTTGCAAGTTCCCAAGTAATGGCATCAACCCAGCGTTGTGGCAACTCAATCGTCTGCGTTAAAGAACCAACATCCATAATGTGACGCTGGCGCCAAGCAACAAATTGTGCAAATTGAGCCTGTTGATCTGGCACTGGCCATAAACGAACCACAGGAGCAGCTAATTGGCGATCAAGCCAAAACTGTAATGGACGGCCCTGAAATGTCTTATTGGGCAGGTTGGTGTAATCATCCTGATTAAGACGTGCAATTGGAATCTCGGTTGGATTACCAGCCGTTACAAATTCTGCAACGCTTAATGTTGCACCGCCATATTCTGACAAGCGCCAATACTGGGCAGTGATGGATGGATTAATATCGTACCAGTTCCACTCATTTTGAGCATAAACCACAGTGCCAGGATCAACCACAGTGGTCCAATTGATGTTATCGTTCGACCATTCAATTTTTAGCTTGTAAGACCCGGCGGCGTACATATTGACGCCAAGCGTTGTAATAAGTGTTGGCTGCAATAGGTTTTGAGTAATAAAACCATTTGGAGCTGTTTGGATGCAAGCGGTAGCTAAATTGCTATCATCGGCCAAGCTAGGAGAGCCACTGCTCGACGAGATCGAACCTGTATACTGGTTAATGGTCCGATAATTGGTATTGAGAAGGTCAACCGTTCCAGCGGGGGTGGTAACATATCCGTTACCCAAATAGAATGGTAAGATAATCTTTTCTACAGTCCAAAGCTGTAAACCGCGATTACAAAGAGAGGAAATCAGCAAATACAGACTGTCCAATGCGGTCTGCTGCATTTCCGAAGTAACAGTTTCAGGCGGAACTTTGCACCTTCTGAACGCTTGGTCCAAAATATTATTGGTGTTAAATACCGTTGCTGAAACTGTACCGCTGGTTGTCATTTCTTTTTAGACCTTCCGCCCATCTTCAACATCTGAGGATTACGCGACATTGCGATGTTTGCCAAGGATGGAGGGGCTTTTGGTTTTAGAGCCATAGGAGTTGCCATTGCAGCTGGTACAGATGGCAAACGCGGAGGCTTGTAAGCCGGGGCCATGCGAATTGGAACTGTAGTTGCGCCGCCACGAGCTTTTTTAATACGTCCACCCTTGGCTTGGTTCATTGGGTTTTCGCGCATATCTTCGGTTTCATTTTCGTACCGACGTTTTGCCGCTTCTTGAGCTTCGAAGGCTTTAAGGCGAGCTGCTTCTGATGGCGTCATCTTGGGCAAAGGAGCGTATTTGCGCGTATCCTTTGGAATCGGCATATCCTTCGTGTCTTCGATGATGCTTTCAATCGTTGGGCCATCGCCCTGAACACCGCCATCAGAGCCTTCAGCATAATGACGAGCTTTGCCACCCGTCTTGAACTTTGAGGCTGGCTTGGATTTAGCAAATGCGGTTGCTGCGCGTGACTTAGCAAGCTCAACATTCTGAGCCATTTTTGTTGCTCCGCCACGCATATAGCCTTTTACAGCCTTCTTACCAGTTGACCCAGTGAAGCCCTGTGCAGAATCAAAGGTAAACTCACCGTACTTGATGGTCATTTAAAACCCCTAAGCGTTTCAGCCAAACGAGCGCGTTTTGCCAATTTAGGATCAGAAGACTTTTCGGCCTTTTTGATCTTTGACATTGGTATTTTCTGGCCCTCTGGAACACCAAGTGAGCGATGAAGAGCGCCTTTGTTTTTTATGGCACCCTTGATCCAATTGCCGCCCTTGGCCATGCCACCTTTTTTAAGGCCTTGCATGGTTTCATTGTAATAAGCGTTAACATTATCCCCGCGAGCATTTACCAGCTTGTCGGCTTTTTTAATTTGTTCCATAGCATCATCAGAGCCGGGGGTTATATCATTTATTGCATTTTTTGTGTATTCACGAACAGTGTCGTCTTTGGCGCTTCTATCTTTTCCGCGAATATATTGCTTGGCACCGCTTGGCATTTCTTCCATGCGGATTGTGCCGGAATCATCATCATCCATGCCATCACGAGCTTCACCGCCACGGGCCTTCTTCATAATCTTTCCGCCACGACGATAGCCAGCACCTGAGCTTCCAGCATCTGCACCACCACCCATGCCCGATGGAGCGCCACCAGACATACCGCCGGGAGCTGAAGAAGCCATGTCCTCACCAGCGCTTTGAATATCGCCCATACCGCCCGGAGGCATCATTGGAGGCATACCAGCCGACTGCATGGCTGGACGTGCGCCACCGCCAAATACAGGATGAGCACCATGGTGCATTTTATGAGTGTGCTTGAAGTCTTTCATTTCTTTTTCCTCGTAGCAGCTGCGTTATCGACAAGATTAGGGTATGGACGGCCAGCTTTCTTGGCACTGGCTTTTGCGGAGGCTTTCTGTGATGCAGTCAGCTTTGTGCTTTTCTTCTTAGGATTGTCAGTTTCCCAAAATGGCTTTGCCATTTTATTTACCTTTGTTTCGCCCAGAGATTGCCTTAGCCTTAGCTTTTGCATCAGCTTTGCTTGATGCTCCCCAAGCCTTTAACGACAGCAACAAACGGGTAGGTTTGCCCTTTTCATCATGTTCAGGTCCGGGCATATTACCCATACGAGCAAGAAAGCTAGCCCTGCGTGGATTATCGCCAGCCTTTACCGGAGCTTTAATATTGTGGCCTTCTGCCTTCAGCGAGGCTCGACCCTTGGAATTTAATCCACCTTTAGGGTTTTTTCCTTCGGACCGTTGCCACGCTGGAGTTTTAGCCATATCATCCTCAAGATATTGATGCGTAAGTCTTGATTACTTCAAGAATGATTGTGTACCGAGAACCGGAAGTAGCCCCAACTGTACTAAATGCCACGTTTCCGGTAACACCCGTTCCAGCGTTATTAGGAATACCGCCAAACTCATTGTACGATTGGGTGTACATTTCATTCTTTGGAATTGTTTCGCAAATAAGATCGGTTGTTGCGTCCCAAAGGATATTTACGCCCATACCATCGGTCATGGCCCAGATCTTATTGATCTTTACGCCATTGCAAGCACTACCGAATTGATTTTTATTTAATGTAGATACAACAATCTTGTTGACAGCGGTTTCACCCGTGCCATCTGAAATGTTGGTAAATTTGAAAATAGCAAGCCGATCACCATCGAGGATCGTTTGCGAAGTGACTGCATCAGCCATCGGTTTTCTCCATGTGAAGGAAGGGGGAGACTAGCTCCCCCAACTCAATTAAGCCGGAGTTACACCGATTGCGCCAGTCTGGGTAGCGTTCGGGCCAGCCTGAATAGCTGTCATGCCAATGGCAATAACGAGGCGGCGGGTACCGTTTGCTGCGTTGCCAGATTGAGCATATGTGCCGCGAACATCACCCGTCGTAGCCGAAGGGGTGCTTGCATCAGCAGCAACGAACGTACCAGCATTGTCGGAAACGACGTTATCCCAGCCCGTGCGGAGCAGGTAGCCAGCGTTTGTAACTGCGTATGGAAGACCAAACACATCAGCACTACCAACCGACAACGTACCTGTGATCGCAGCCGAAACAGCAACCTGAGTAATTGTCTTGAATGTCTTGGTGCTGACTACAGTCGATGTACCGCTGCACGTAAGCTGCTGCGTTTGAGGCTGACCATAATAATCAGTTCCAGTGATCGTTACCGTCTGTGTCGTGTTGCCAGCGTTTGACGTAACAATCGAAAAAGCGCGAGCATAATCAAAGGTTGCCACACCAGCCGTAGCCGAAGCACCATTGATTGTTGCATTACCAGCAGTTGATACAGCCTGTGCAGCGCAAACTGCGGTTGCTGAAAGTGCAGCTGGCACAAGATCGTAAACATAAGTACGGCCAAGTGGACCTACGCCACGGCCAATTACACCCGGATTGCCAGCATTGGCCCATCCAGCAGTTTGAGGGCCGGTTGCCGGACCCATCCAGAGATCGTCATTAGTTTGTCCCATTGGTCTTCTCCTTGAAAAGCCTGACCGTTTCAGATGATGTATAATGCAATATTTTTCAGGAATTAGCTAGTCCCATCCCCATGTTTTTTAAGATAGTCCATTGCTGATTGGAGGAGGGTGGGGTCATGTTTAAAATGACCTATAGAATTATTGCACCCACGACATAAAAGCTCACGAACCAATCCCGTATCATGACAATGATCCACTGAAAGAGATATTGTTCTTCCTTTAATCACAGTTGTTTCTGGCTGCTTACAAATAGCACATACACCATTTTGAAGGCCAAATTGACGGTTAAACCAATCAAGATCGACGCCGTAATTCTTTTTAAGATCAGAGTTTTTGCCATAATCTTTATTGTACATACGTTTTTTGCGTTGGTACTCTCTCATATAAACTGCGCGGCTTTCTAAAGCCTCGTTAGATAATTTTGTTTCCTTCCAAAAAAAATTGTTTAAGCCCCAAGGTTGGGATTTATCTGGCCTATATACTTTTGCTTTTTGACTTGGTTTTTCTGGAACAGATTTAACAAATTTCCAAAAATCATGCCATTCTTTAGGAATGTTAAATTTATGATGGCGGATTAAACCACACCAAGATTTGTATAGTGGATGTTTTTCCCGCTTACCCCAATCGTTAGGGCGAGTATTTTCTAATGTCCCATGACGGGAAAGACGTTTTCTATGAGTATCGCACAGGCCATGTGAAACGGCCTGTGCGACGCAGTTATGAACGTGACATTTCTCTGGCATATCATCCTCCGGGTTTCTATCCCCTTATGGACTAATGCCAGAGATTTGTCAACTCATAAACCGGGAGTTCCCCAGACGCCGCGAGGATCGGTCCATCCGAAGATGTAACGCTCTGTCGCCTTATAGCGCATGGAGTCAGTCTCAAAGTCGCCTTCCATGCTCTTTTCGAGCGGGCGGCGCATGAGGAGCTTAAGACCTTCTGGCGCATCCGTCTCAACCCACCATGCGGTGTTCGAGGTAAGACGCGACAAGTTCGTGTGGCCTTCCGATAGAACCCCAGTCGTGGTGATTGGGTTAATATCATTGTTATTGGTGCCAGCACGAAGCGCAGACTTAAGAAGCACTTCCGATTGGAAGTAGTTCGAAGGAGATGCGATGATCTTCTTAGGCTCAAGACGGATCTTCTTGCCGTTGTTGTCAACTGCCTGACGAATCTGAATCAAGATTTGTTCGAGAGAAGTCTGCGAAAGCGCAGCTGCCGTCGTAAGCTGATTTGAGAATGTCTGACCGTTAGCAATCGGGTGAGCGGAGTTAACAAGCGTTACACCGTCACCGCCAACGTAACCAGCCGTAAATGCACGGTTAAGAATGTTGGCGCCAAGAGTTTCCTTGGTTTCGATGAGCGAACGAGCAAGATGCTCGGCGTAGGTGCGGCCAATTGAGATATGATCGCCGTCCTCGACGAGAACCTTCGTGAGCGCAAATGCCATGCCGTATACCCGATAGGTATAGCGAGCAAGGAAGAGAACGCCACCGCTCTGATAGGTTACTGGTGTGCCGTCTGGTAATTCAGGAGCAGCACCAAAGCCGAACAGAACAGGCTCTTCGTGATAGTTGCGTGGAATACCACGCTGTTCTTTGAAAACGGTAGCCCATTCGTCCTTGCGAACGTTGTAGATGCCGTCAAAGGTTTCGTTGAGAATTGGCTCAACTACTGACCGGAAGTCAGTACTCCGCATTGGAAGTGCCATAGTCTAGACCTCCTTAGTAAGCAGCTTGGTTAGCGACGTTCTGATGCTGGGAGATCTGAACCTGCACGATTGTGTAGGCATCACCCCAAGCATTGTCGATATAGTTCGACAAACCAACAACGCGAAGTTGAGCGTTAGTGGCAGAAGACGACACGTCCAAAGCGGTTGTAGATAAGCCAATTGGCGATGTGCCAGTGGCCGAGTTAATGTTGTACTGATTGCCGATATTGGCGATGCTCAACGAAGCATTGCCCTGAATTTCATAGGTGATGTATGGATCAGCCGTGAAATACACAACCGACGTTGTTCCCGTAAGGAACGTGGTCGATGCTGGGTAATAGTTCGAAACGCGCTGACGACCAGTGGTGTCAACCCATTCAATGCCCATAAAGCAACCAGTTAAACGGTCGCCAGCAGCAGCTGGGACAATGTAACCTTCGACGCTGCCGGAATCACCGGAAACGCCATAGCGAACAGGCTGAAACTGATAAATATCAGTGCCATAACCCGATTTGATTTGGCCAGATGTCGGACGTACCGTACCCGTTGCCGAGTAGATAGGGCGAAGGCCAAATGGACTTGCAGAAGAAGACATTCTTCATTTCCTTTTTGGTTTCGGTTGAGAGCCTAACGGCTCATTGGGGACCGCAAAGCCGCCAACCCATCACCCTCGTATATGTCTCCACCTAACTGCTTGGCTTGGCTACGAATAAAATCCGCAGTGTCAGCCAGTTTCCCTTCCTCTGCTAATGGCCGCTCATAGTGGGCTTCATTCATATATGCCTCATAAAGTTTAAGAGGCAATTTGAAGGCCACCATTTCATTCACCCCAATACAACCAGCGTATTCGCCTGTTTTTACCGAACTATGTTCCCAACCGGGAACCTCTTCAGGCGTTACTGGTATGTAACCAAGGGAGCGACGAGAATGGATAGAGTCGCGGGGATTGGCTGTTGTAAGCCAGCATATGTGGTATCCGGGGATATTGGGCAGGTCGGGCAAAGCGGATTGGAAAAAGCTCTGCCTAAACATTGAAAGACGATCATCATCGGAGATGTTTCTATCTTCGGTAACAATACGATCTTCCATTTCCCTAGAGACTCGGTTTTCGCCTTGTCCCTTCTTTAGACGTTCTTCATTTGACATGGGTTACTCCTTGAGGCTCAACGTGGGTTCTGACGGTCATAATTTCGGAAACTCTTAATATAACGTTTACGCTTTTCGCGGTCGTCCCAAGCGCCAACGTCTTGTAAAGCCTTTTTCCGTTCAGGCGTCAGATAGAATTCCTTGTCACTTGTAGATGGACGTGCAGTATATTCTCCACGGCCAGTTACAGGTGGGGCTGATCTTTTCCGCTCCCGGTCAGAGTTGGCAATCCCTAGCCGTCTCTTCACACGCGAATCAAGTTCGTCCCAGTAATCCTCACTAGAAGGGCTAATGCCCTGCTTTTGAGCCTCTCTTGCCCATGCCTCGTCAATTGCACGAGCAATTGCAGAATCTTCGTCCTCACCCGCAGGGTTAAACCACGAATTCTTCTGCATCCATTGTTGAGCGTAAGTTTCTGTTCTGGGATCAAGAACACTAGACTTTTGCTGCAACTGCGGATTTGATAGCCGCTTTCTGAGGTCTTCAGCCTCTCGAGCGGCATAAATGCTTTGTTCTCTTAGCTTTTGAGCAGCAACGGCTTTATCGCCATCACCCGTCTCAAAGGCTTCTTTTAACGCACTTTCTGCTCTGGTAATTTGTGCCAGAGCATAATTGTACCGCTGTTCGGCGGTCTGGGCATCCGATTGGATATTGCGGGTTTCAAGGGCGGCAAGCCGTTCCTTTGCTTCCAGCAACTCCTGAAGAAGGTGGGCATTTTCTTCCCGAGTCTTCTTCATGTTTTCTTTTTGACGCTGCTTCTGCCGTTTCCGGCGGAGCTGACGGGCGTTTATTTCCTCGCCATCATCTTCTTCATCTTGCGCGTCACGCTGCTCAGATTCGAGGCGGTCATCATCACCATCCTCATCATCATGGCCCTCTTCAAGTTCAATGACTTCGATGTCATCTTCGTCGTCTTCAATCAACTTCTTGTCATTCATGGCACACTCCTATCAGATATAGGCTTGAACGGAAAGAGGGTCCGCTTCAACCGTGCCAACAATATCAAGGTCGTTAAAGATAACGAACTCAACCTTTTCTCCCTTAGAACCGGGAATATCCCGGCGCCATCTTGCACCACCATACTTCGAAACGAAGACAAAGTCACCTTCTTTGTACCACGCCCCTTCTGGCCATAAATCCATTGTGTTCCGATTCCGAAAAGCCAGTGGTCCGACAGATACTACTTTTGCTACCTGCGTATTGTCTTGTTCAGCATCCTTTGTATAGTCCGAAAGGATAATACTCCCAATTTTGGTCTTTGGCCTACGGATTTGGACCAAAACCCTTGATCCGGTTGGCTTAATACCAAAGTCTACATTTGGAAACGCTTCATCAATCTCTGATAATGAAGGAATCACCACGGCGTTTGTAACCATGATCGTCGTCCTCGCTCTCTTTATTCAAAGCCATTTCGATGGTCTCAACGGCTTTCATCAACCCGGAATAATGTCCGGTCACACGCCCATACTCAAAGGCGTCTCGGTGTGCAGGGTGGCTCATCGCACTTTCTGCAAATTCTCTTTGCTCTTTCTTAAGCGCAATGAGCACCCGCTCAATTAGTGGAAAATCAGCAAGCCTTGCCACCGCGCTTTAGTCCTTTCATAGACTTCTGGCGGTCGTGCTTGGTATCCATTGGGGATTTTTCCCATGTTTTCATAGACATATGGTGTTTCTTGGCGAGCTTCTTGTCTTGGGCCTCGTCCATTGCTGAACCCTCCCAAGCCATACCACCTTTCTTAAAAGGGGTCGTCTTACCTTTCGGCTGTGGGATAGCCATTCCCATTGCCATTTTTTTGTGCTGATTAATGCCGGATTTCATCATTGTGTTTGCCCTTTTTGGATGCCAGTACCATTTTTGAGGTTGGTGCGATGCCCAGCCTCCAATTCAGACGCAGCAATAAGCATTGCCGTCTGGTTGTCCTCGCGGTTCATTTGTTCACGCGCCTGAATCTCTAGTTGTTTGTTCTGTGTGTCAGATATGATTTTCTGACGATCATTTTGGTTTTTGGCCTGATCCGCCATTGCACGGCGCTGCGTTTCAGCCTGTTGAGCTTGGATCGCAAGTTGCGTTGGATCTGGCTGTGGTGGCATATATTGCTGCATAAGCTGGATAACTTGCTGAATAATCTGGGGAATAGAACCCAATGTTCTTTGAGCTTCCGCTTCTACATGAGCATCAGCAGATGCCAACATACGATCAAACTCTTGGTCAATGTCTGTATTCTTAGGGTCCATGAGTTTGGACACATCCATGCCAGCAGCTTGAGATGCAATACGAACCGTTTCCGAAACGTACCACAAAGCAATGTGATCCTTTAGATGGTTGAGCATTGGAGGTATGACAACTGGTGCCATGATCCGGCTTCCACCCAAAAGCGGATTAGAAATGTAGCTCAGATGAACCTGAATATGAGCCAAGTGATCTTGATCCGGGAAAGCAATAATGGGAGAACCCATTGTTGCAGCTACATTTTCGTTAACTGCATTTAACTTTTGAGGCTCTGGAACCTTTTTTAGCAAATTTTTGGCGTTTGGGATTTTCGTTCTGTCAAGAATAAGTTCCTCAACCTTACGAAGATCATACAAATCCGGCATTGCTTGAGCGCGTTGCTCAATAATTTGGAGCTGGGCAAACCGCTGGACTTCCGAAAAGATATTTGGGTCGGATACCGGGATAACATCTAATGGGCCTTCAAAATCAGACCGACGAACCAAAAGCTCACCCGTCTCGTCATAGACATTTTCTTCTTCAAGATATGTCTTATTGAGACGGTGAAGAACCTTTAAGGTGCGGCCCATAGCGTCATGGAGACGGGCGTGGATGGCATTGAATACCACCATGCCTTGCTCAATAAGAGCCAATGTCGTTCCAACTGGTAGGCGATCTGGGTTGTCCGATATGTCTTCAAAGGTTGTCCGCACAACGCCCTTGGCTGCATCAACAAGAAATCCCATAAGGGTAAACAATGTCTGCGACGGTCCCGGGAAGGGAAGTTGCATAAATGTTTTGCGAATATCATCGTTGTTTGGCGTACCTTCGACTTCAAGAACTTGAGTTGGCTGGATATTAAGGCTTTGGCCACCTTTTGATCCACCTTTTAATTTTAGACCAGTCTGACTATTTTGAATGTGAGCGCTGTCCATAAGCGCACGAAGCGAACCAGTGATAGCGGCTGATAGGCCACCAATCATATGGACAATGCCAATTGGATATGCGCCGCGCCAAGGAACAAATGGAAACTCAATGATCCAATCAAGCGCAACCATGCGCTCATCGTCCATGTCCCAGTTGCGATAAATGGCAACGATCTCTTTACTTACCGAATCAACCGTGACGATGTACGGTGCAGTTTCGCCTTCGGTCTTGTCGTCCTCACTGATTTCGCACTCGACGTAACACTCAAAAATCTCACGAAGACCGTCTTCATCATAGTAATCAAACTGCTCACGGCCCTCGATCTTGTCATTTGCCTTTTCTGCCTTAGTCTGCTCTGGCATCGAAGTGGGAAGCAACTCAATGTCTCGGTACAAGCCAGATGCAACACGGCGATCAAATTCAAGTTGGGTTACATTTTGACGGTGGGTTTTGCGGTCAGCCGTATAGAACGACGTAGCCGCATAAGGCAGATACATATCATCGATAGTAATAAGATATGGCTTTGGACGCTTTAGGCGACGGTCCCATGTTAGCTTGAGATATTGAGCGCCACCAAGCGGAACTTGGGTAAGCAACTGCTCTAGCTCATTGCGAAACTCTGGCATTTGCTCAGTGAGCTGCCAATTCATGTAACGGCTCTTGCGCTTTGCCTTCTCAGCTTTTGCAGCTGTTGGATCGCCAATGATTTGTTCTTTTACTGGACCAGAGTCTGGACCAGAACGGGGGAACAATTCTTTAATAGCGCGAGCGGCAAAGTCAATAGATACTTCGGTCAGAATTGGGTGAACAACACGGGAGGCACCTTGGAATTGCGCTCCACCCGGGGCGTCGTTGCCTAATCCTGTACGCTTTAACCCTTCTTCATATTGTTTGTCACGAAGACTACGAGCTTCTTTATCCCGTGCGATAGCATCAAGTAGATCGTTTGCGAGATCTGATAAAGCAGTGTCAGGGATTGTTTCAGCAAGGTTAGCATAAAATTCAGGATTTTCATCGGCTTCACTTTCATCTTCTAAAGTAACAATGGCCCCGCCGTCGTCCGTATCTTGAACGTCGGTCTTTTCATTTTCAATTTCGACAAACTCACCGTCCATCGACATATCTTCAGGATTATCGGCCATTTACCTTTTCCGCATTTGATTTAAGGGGCCGATCTTACCGCCCTTTGCTGCCGTTGTATAGAAAGATGATTCTGGGCCATACCCATAACGGTAAACATTTTTACCCGGACCAGTATACTTTCTATTAAAAGAAGATGTGTAATTTGATGTGCTTGGAGTAGTAGTTACTGGAGTAGAGTTATTTGTTGTTTTTGATGTTGTTGTGGTGGTTGGTGTAGTAACGGTTGAAGTAGTAGGAGTTGTTACATCATAAGTTTTCTTATCAACTACAATAGGATTTGTATTACTAGTAGAAGTTGTACTTCCAGTTTTTCCTATTGTGCTTAAAGTACCAGCATTATTACCACCCAATGCGCTGTACTTGTCGGTTCCCATTTTAACAAATGGGTTAAATAATTCTTCAAGCCCTGTATTAAGAGTGCTTAAAAACGTAGGAACCATGTTTCCATTGGCATCAGGCACCATTACTTCAGGTGTTGTTTGGCCTACAGATATTTCACCACCACGGGTAGTTGGGCCAGATTTTACGCCATAGGTATCTGTATTGTATTTATTAAAATCGGCAATCAAACCGGGGTCTTCGGATCCCCAACCGGGTTGGTTCATAAGGTCTCGAAGCTGATCATTCGTGTATGAAGGGGGAGTAAATGAGCTGCCTTTTGTCTGATCGGTAGTTTCGGTTTCTCCCGAAGTATCTTTTGGAAATAACATAGAGCCAATGGTTGGCCCCCCTAATATACCGGAAGCAGTATTGACTAAACCAACGCCGGGAACAAATCCTACTGCGGCATTTGTCGCATTTTTAGGAAGTTCTGTTGTAATGTTTTTAACAAGCTGCTCAAACGGGGTAATTGGTTGCGTTTCGGATGGTGTAGCTACATTCGCTCTTAAATCCAAAGCATCTATTGGTTTTTGAGCAGAGATCGTTCTTAAGTTTAAAGCATCTATTGGTTTTTGAGCAGCGATGTCTCCACCATTTAAATCGGCTGGCCGAGCTGGAGGTAATGGGACATTTGAAAAGTCATCTGGACGAGCTGGAGGTAATGGGACATTGCCGGGCAAAACAAAATTGACTGGCGGCGTGTCAGCCGCAGCTGCTGGAGTAATTCCAAGGGATGCTTGAAGCAATTGATTCAAAGCAGAATTTGGATCACTTGTATCCGTACTGGATGATGCACCCGGAACTTGCTTAAGCAATTGGGATGTATCTTGGTATTTTGGAATACTACCAAAATTAGTAGATGGATTAACTTGTGTTTCGCCGGGGGGTGTAACTCCAATCGTTTGACCAAAGCCATTAAAAGAAAACGGTCCATTGCGGTCAATGGTTGCTGCATCTTGCGGACGGTCAATTGGCATTGGAGTGCCCGGGGCTGGAACACCACCCATTGCAGCAAGGTCAGCCGCTATACCGGGAGATGGTACAGATCCAATAGCATCAAGAGCGGCCCGAAAAACGGCGTCATTTGTTGAATTGCCGCCGGAGAAGTCTGGAACGCCGCCGGATGGATAACTACCATTAAATGGCCCTGTTAAAACAACCGAGTCAGGGACCGGACCTGTGGTAAATGTAGAAGTTGCTGTAGGTGGGGCTGTAAAAACAGAATTGTCTGTTGGAGCTTCACTTACAGTTGGCGTGCCAGAATATGTTACATCACCACGAGAATTAAAAGTTGGCGTTCCAATATCTGGAGAGTTGGATAGGCCGGGGCCAATA